CCCACGCAGGCGCTGCCGGTATTGCAGTTCCGTGACCATCTGCGGCTGGGCACGGGCTTCGCCGACGACGGTCTCGAGGACCCGCTCCTCGAGACCTATCTGCGTGCGGCCATCGCGGCCGTCGAGGCCTGGACCGGAAAGGCGCTGATCGCGCGCGAATTCGCGCTTGAGGTGCAAGACTGGTCCACGCCCGATGCGCAGACGTTTCCGGTGGCGCCGGTAAGTGCGGTGGCCGCGTTCGAGGTCAAGGGGGCCGACGGGGTGGTTCAATCGCTCGCCCCGGAGCGGTTTGTGGTGGTGGCCGATACGCATGCGCCGGCGCTGAAGGCCGTTTCCGGGTCGCTGCCGGCGATTCCCGTCGGCGGCAGGGCGCGGGTGACCTTCAGCGCCGGTTTCGGGGCCGACTGGGGACTAGTGCCGTCGGACCTTGCGCATGCGGTGCAGATGCTCGCGGCCTACTACTACCAGTATCGCCACGAGGCGCGGATCGGGGCGGACCGGATCCCCTATGGCGTGTCGCGGCTGATCTCCTCGCGGCGGGGCGTGCGGCTCGGGCGGAGGGCGGTGCGATGAGCGTGCTGCAACCTGTGCTCAATCGCCGCCTCGTGCTCGAGGCCCGCACCCGCATGCCAGATGGCGCGGGGGGCTATGTCGAGAGTTGGGCGGCGCTCGGCACGCACTGGGCCGAAGTGACCGCAAGGCGCGGGCGCGAGGTGGATCGCGACGGCCTGCCGGCCGCGGCCGTGCCTGTCCGGATCCTCCTCCGGGCCATGGCGCCCGGCCGGCCGGGCCGGCCGCGGCCGGACCAGAGATTCCGCGAGGGCGCCCGCACCTACCGGATCGACGCGGTCACGGAAGCCGATCCGGACGCTCGCTTCCTGGTTTGCGAGGCCATGGAGGAGGAGCTCGGCCCATGAGCTACCGTGCGGCAGCCGCCTTGCAGGCGGCGATCTATCAGCGCCTTGCGTCGGATCCGGCGGTACAGGCGCTTGCCGGCGACCGGATCTACGATGCCGCGCCGGTGGGAGAGGTGCCTGATCTCTATGTCACGCTGGGCCCCGAGGACGCGCGCGACCGGGGCGACTTCACCGGCCATGCCGCGCGACACGACTTCACGGTGAGCGTCGTGGCCGACACCGGCGGTTTTCAGCGGGCCAAGGAGGTCGCGGCGGCAATCTCGGACTCGCTGGTGGATGCGCGGCCGGCGCTCGCCCGCGGGCGGGTGGTTAGGATGGACTTCGTGCGGGCCGTCGCCCGCCGGGTCGGCAAGGCGGCGCGGCGGCGCATCGACATGCGCTTCGCCGCACTGGTGTCCGAGGACTGAGCCTCGGACGCCTTCCCTGAAATTTCGAACGGATGGAGGAGAGCCATGGGTGCTCAATCCGGCAAGGATCTTCTGATCAAGATCGCGGCCGCGGGCGGCGGGTCCTACGAGACGCTGGCGGGGCTGCGGGCGACGCGGCTGAGCTTCAACGCCGAGACGGTCGATGTCACGTCCATCGAGAGCGAGGGCGGATGGCGCGAGTTGCTGGTGGGCGCGGGCGTGCGCAGTGCGCAGCTTTCGGGCTCCGGCGTTTTCAAGGACGCGGCCTCAGACGCGCGGGCACGCGAGGTATTCTTCGGGCAGGAGACGCCGGACTTCCAGGTGATCGTGCCGGATTTCGGCACCATGGAGGGCCCGTTCCAGATTACCGCGATCGAGTACGGTGGCAACTACGACGGCGAGGCGACCTACGAGATGACGATGGCCTCGGCCGGCGCGATCGCCTTCACGGCCACGAGTTGACGCATGGCCAATCCATGGGCCGGGGAAGTGACGCTCATCCTGGATGGCGAGCGCCGGACCGCGAAACTGACGCTCGGGGCGCTCGCGGAACTTGAGGCGGAGCTTGCGAGCGGCAGCCTCGTCGAGTTGATCGAACGCTTTGAGCAAGGGCGGCACGGTGCGCGCGACGTGCTCGCGGTGGTCGTGGCCGGGCTGCGCGGCGGCGGCTGGGAAGGGACCGCATCCGATCTGGTCTCCGCGGAGATCGAGGGTGGCCCTCTCGCGGCGAGCGTTGCCGCCGCGGCGCTTCTGGTGCGCGCCTTCTCTCTGCCGGAGGGTGAGAGCTGACATGGACTGGGCGGGGCTGATGCGGTTGGGCCTGGCCGAGTTGCGGCTCGGCCCGGCCGTCTTCTGGGCGCTGACGCCCGTCGAGCTGTTGGTGATGGCGGGTCGCGAGGGGCGCATTGCTCCGATGAGGCGAGCGCGGTTCGAGGAATTGTCAGCCCGATATCCCAACGAAACTGGAGATTGCGATGGCCGATGAAAACGAGCACGACGATGCGCTCGAAGTGCAGATCGAGCGCCTGGAGAAACGGCTCGGGGGCGCCGGGGCTCTTGTCGCGAAGTTCGATGCCGAGCTCGCCCGCATGACGGCGAGCATGGGGCAGGCACGAGTGAGCGTCGGACGCCTGTCGGGCTTAATCAGCCGGGGGCTCCGGAAGGCGTTCGACGGACTGGTTCTGGATGGCGGAAGGGCGTCGGATGCGCTGCGGAGCGTCGGCACGACGATCGTCGATTCAACCTACTCGGCGGCGCTTCGGCCAGTGACGAAGCACATCGGCGGACTGATCGGGCAGGGTCTGGCGCACATTGGCGCAGTGGGCTTCGCGACCGGTGGCGTCTTTACCGGCGGTCGGTCGCATCCCGGCGGGGGCGGTCGTGTGAGCGCCTTCGCCAAGGGCGGTGCCTTCGGGTCCGCCGGCCCGATTCCGGCCGGTGCCGGTTCGTTCACCGCCGAGCAGGTCAGGCCCTTCGCCGCGGGTGGAGTCGTCACCGGGCCGACGGTCTTTCCGCTGCGGACGGGCACCGGGCTGATGGGCGAGGCCGGGCCGGAGGCGATCCTGCCGCTCGCGCGTGGGGCGGACGGGCGGCTCGGCGTACAGGCGGGAGGTAGCGCCCGGCCGGTACAGGTAACGGTGAACGTCTCGACGCCGGACGTCGAGGGGTTCCGGCGCTCGGGCGGGCAGATCGCGGCGCAAATGGGCCGGGCCCTCGCGCGCGGCCAGCGGAACAGGTGAGGAGCCGGACATGCAGTTTCACGAGGTGCGATTTCCCACGTCTCTCAGTTTCGGCTCGAGCGGAGGACCGGAGCGACGGACCGAGATCGTCACGCTGGCCAACGGCTACGAGGAGCGCAACACGCCGTGGGAGGCCTCGCGGCGGCGCTACGATGCCGGGCTCGGCCTGCGGTCGCTAGACGACATCGACGCGCTCATCGCCTTCTTCGAGGCGCGGCGTGGGCCTCTTCACGGTTTTCGCTGGAAGGACTGGAGCGACTGGCGCTCGTGCGCGGCTTCGGGCGAGATCGACTGCACGGACCAGTGGATCGGAACGGGCGACGGTGTGCGCGCCGAGTTCCAGCTTCTGAAGGTCTACCAGTCGGGCGAGGCGACCTTCGCACGAGAGATCGTGAAGCCCGTCGACGGGAGCGTCCGCGTGGCCGTCGACGGTGTGGAATTGATAGAGGGCGCGGAATGGGCGCTAGACCCCGTCACTGGCGTCGTGAGCCTGACGACGCCGCCGCCCGATGGCGCCGGCGTGACGGCCGGGTACGCCTTCGACGTGCCGGTGCGGTTCGACACCGACCGGCTGGACATCTCGCATTCGGGCTTCGCGGCCGGCGAGGTGCCGGGCGTTCCCGTGGTGGAGATCCGGACATGAGCGGCAATCGCGATGGCCTGCTCGCCCATCTTGCCGGCGGTGTGACGACAGTCTGCCGCGCCTGGGGGGTGGAGCGGAAGGACGGGACGCGCCTCGGCTTCACCGACCACGACAAGTCGCTTGCCTTCGAGGGCTGGACGTTCCGCGCCGATACCGGGATGACCGCCGGCGCGATGATGCGGACGACCGGCCTGGCGGTGGATAACGTAGAGACCGTAGGCGCGCTGTCCGATGCCGCGATCACTGAAGCAGATGTGGCGGCGGGGCGGTATGACGGGGCCGGAGTCAGTTGCTGGCTGGTGGACTGGACCGAGCCCGAGCGCCGGATGGTCCTGTTCCGCGGCACCTTGGGAGAGGTCACGCGGGCAGCCGGCGGTTTTCGCGCCGACCTTCGCGGCCTCGCGGAGACGCTCAACGTCCCGCGCGGAAGGGTCTATCAGAGGCCCTGCTCGGCGTTGCTGGGCGATCCCGGCTGCGGGGTCGACCTGGGCGCGCCGGGGCTGTTCGCGGAGGTTCCCGTGGAGCACGTGGAGGGTGGACGGCGCTTCCGCTTCACGACGCTCGGAGCCTTCGAGGCCGGGTGGTTCGCGCGAGGACGCCTTCGGGTCCTGAGCGGCGAGGCGGCCGGGCTCGCGGGCCAAGTGCGGGAGGACCGGTCGGACGGCGAAGGCCGCACGCTGGAACTGTGGCAGGAACTGCGGGCCGGAATTGCGCCAGGCGACACGGTGCGCGTCGAGGCCGGCTGCGACAAGAGCCTCGCGACCTGCAGCGCCAAGTTCGGCAACGTCATCAACTTCCGGGGCTTTCCCAACATTCCGGGCGACGATTGGATCACCGCCTACCCGCAGCGGAGCGGCACGAACGACGGCGGCAGCTACCGGCCGCAGACGCGGGATCTCACATGACCGGGGCAGAGGTGGTGGCCGCGGCGCGCGGCTGGATCGGTACCCCCTACAGGCACCAGGCGTCGCTGCGCGGGTCGGGATGCGATTGCCTGGGCCTCGTGCGGGGTGTCTGGCGCGAGCTCTACGGTGAGGAGCCCGAAACGTTGCCGCCCTACAGCGCCGATTGGGGCGAGTCCCAGGGCGAGGAGGTGCTGTGGCAGGCCGCGCTGCGTCATCTCCGGATGCGGGCCGGCAACGACACTGGCGCAGAAGGCGACCTGCTGCTCTTCCGGATGCGGTCCGGAAGCGTGGCCAAGCATCTGGGCGTCGCGGCGCGGCGGCCGGAAGGCCCGACATTCGTGCATGCGATGAGCGGGCGCGGGGTGATCGAGAGCGCCCTGTCCGAGCCGTGGGCTCGGCGGGTGGTGGCCCGGTTCGTCTTTCCCGACACGGACACGAAAGGCTGAGGCATGGCGACGATCCTTCTTTCGGCGGCGGGCGGAGCGGTCGGCGGGGCCATCGGCGGCTCGGTCTTCG